AAGCAGACCAGTTGCGGATAGTCATGCCAGTGCTACTTGCACAAATGACCGCGAAAAGACGTAGCTTTCGCTCCAGCGATGCTACTCTTGAGCAACCGTCAGCGTGCAAGTTAGCGCACCGTGGCCTTGACTATCCGTAGCGTGGCGTGACGGACGTTGCAGTTGGATACGCGCAAGACGAGCTTGCGAGTCTTCACGCTGATAGGTAAACACACGCCGCACAAGTTACAGCCCAGCGTAGCTGGGAATGGCACGTAGTGCCATGCATCTCCCAGATGCAGTAACTGGTGCTAGGCGGCATCGAGCCGCCTGCGAGTGTGTACTCTACACACACACACGATGAGCGAATGTTATCACACAGTTCATGCACCGCATGAACGGTGTGCCAGCACGCCCACTCGGTCAAGAGGTGCGATTCTTGCGCAGACATGTCAATGTCTGCGGTGCGCAAGAATAGCGACACCGCAAGTGCGGTGCTTCGCCTCTTGACTTTCGTGTCGGTCGTGATGGCCTCGATAACATATTCGCACATAGTGTGTATGTGTGACGTAACTGTAGTGCTTTTTATAGGAGATAATTATGGCACAGAAAAAGAAGATGACTGTAACTAAGATCGAAACCCCTGTACGTGATGCTGGACATGCAGAGCATGTCGCAGCAGCGCATGACGCAGTGTTGAACTTGGTGGATATGATGATGACCGATGACTTTGATTCGCGCTTCGCGAATCAGGTATCGGGCGAAGAGAATCCCAAGTTCAACTCGTCAGCGCACTTCACCTTTGGCTCACGTGCCAAAGCATCAGGCGTTGCGCTACGCAAGAAGCGTGAACGCTTCTTCGAACTCGAGCATCAGTATGATGCTGAGGTCGAGCGCAACGGCAAAGAGTCTACCAAGTTAATCAACCTTGGCGCAAACAAGAACAAGGCAGAAGCAGAGTGGAACACTCTGGATGCCTTGCACCAGATGGATGTTGACTTGTACAACACGATGCACAACGTTGGGACCATACTTGGTCGCAACGGTGCAGAGGGAAGTCAACCTCGCATCTGGAATGACGGGAAGCACACCGAAGACCACGGCGAAGCGTGGTTTGAGAAGGTGTGCGAGCGCATTCTTGAGCGCAAGGTGTTGTCACCGCAGGTAGACACACCGAAGGTTGACCCAGCTGAACTGCTAGCGAAGCTCAAGCGTTCAGCGTAACCTGACACATAGTTTCCTCCCCAACTGGTGGTGGCTTCTACGGGAGCTGCCACCTTTTTTTGTGCTGTTATAAACCCAGACAAACTTGCGCACACTCCCATCAACTAGATGATAGTTGCGCTAGCGATGGTCAAACTATGAAGACAAATTTATTTGATTACTGCACTTGCAGAAGTGCAACAAATATGATATTAGTACAGAGTATCTGATGATGGAGGTCAACATGTACGCAGATATTACACAACAAATAATCAAAAAGATAGAGGATGGATGCCCACCGTGGTTGCGTCCATACAACAAATTTGGTGGTGGATTACCACTAAGACACAACGGCATACCATACAGAGGCATGAACATCATCATGTTATGGATGTGTGACTATGACAATCCATACTGGATGACTTACAACCAAGCACAACAGCTTGGCGGCAACTTGAAAGGTCAGAAGTCACCAACCAAAGTCTTTCACTTTGGCACAGCTAAAGACAAAGACAAAGAAGACAGATTTTATTCGTATGCTAAAGCATATTCTGTCTTCAATGCATCGCAGATAACTGGTCTGCCATCACACTATTATCCAAAGCAAGAACTGTATATCAATGCAGATAAACCAGTTGCATCTATTGATAAACAACTTGCTGATATACCAGCCAAAGTTGTTGAGGTTGATGGATGCACGCCTTGCTACCGTCCATCAACAGATGAAGTGAACATGCCGCCGTGGTCTGACTTTGTTGATGGCCTTGCATATTACAGCACAAAAATACATGAACTTGTCCATTGGACAGGTCACGAATCCAGACTTGATCGCCTTGGTCTAAAGAACAAGAAAGGCTATGCCTTTGAAGAACTTGTTGCAGAGATGGGCGCATCATTCATGATGGCACAACTCGGGCTGGAACCAACAGCACGAGATGACCATGCACAGTACATCTCATCATGGTTACAAGCACTGAACAATGATGTGAAGTACGTGTTCGAAGCGGCGAAAGTCGCACAACAAGCTGTGGAACTACTCAATAGTCACACAGCAGAAGATGTAGCTATAGCATAGGAGGTATATGTCATGAGCATCTTTCAAACTAAAGACCCAGTAGCTGAAGAAAATGTTTTACGTCAAAAAGTTGAGCTTGTTCTCAACAGGCAGACTGAAACATTGCATCAGCTAACAGCAATAACCAAAGAGTTGGAAGCTCTTACTAAAATTGTTACTCGTTTATCAGTAGACAGGCCAAAGCCACAGATATCTGAACAGCTTGTGTTTGCTGATGGCAAAAAGCCAACGCCAGTAATTAATGCTGTGTATATGGCAAGCAAGCGTGACATTACACGCATGGAAAAACTGCACACATTTATGTCTGGCCCACATCCTGTGACCATACATACAATGATGGCAGTCTGGTCTTGTTCACAGAAAGCAGCAGAAGCAACGCTGTATCGGTTTGAAAAAGATGAACGCTATGTAGTCTTCAAGACAAAGACTAAAGGACATCCAACACTTTACACAATCAAGGAGGCATCATGACTTTACCAGCACACTTGATTGCACAGCAGGGAATGTTCGATTCCCTGCAAGTGCAGAAGCATCACCAAACAACCATTGATTTGGTGAAGGTTGGCACAGCACTCGGCAACAAGTTATGGCCCAACGAAATCATGACTGTTGCCGAATGCATTGTCGGCAAAGACACACCAGCATTCAACCATCTCATCAAGCATGCGATGGAAGAATACGAAAGACTAGCAAATGCAGAAATGGAGGCACTTGGAGATGGATACTGCACAAATCAACACGTCGGATGACATGTCATGGTCACAGGCTCATGGTCTTGTGCAAACTCTTGTTATAAAAGAGATTGTTGCGCTTGACCAAAAAGCTATATGGCATGATGACTGTCCAGAGGAAGATGATTATTCACATTCAGAAGCAGCTAAAATGTGTAGGCGTGATGCTGAAAGATTGCGTCAAGCATTATTTATTTTAGCAAGAGGAGTATAAAATGGCTTATGAAATAGAGACAATGAATATTGACAAAGAACTGGCTAATGGTTTGACAGCTACATTGCGTAAACTAATACGTGATGAAGTAATAAACGTGATGAATGATATGCCAGCTGCTGTGGATGATGCAATATGCAACATATCTCGTGAAGTAGCTGAAGCAGTTATGGATGATGATCTCGATGACAAGATTACAAGTTGGATGCACGACAATCTTCGTGACCAACTTGAAAACAACATACGCATTGTCATAGACTAACATACAGCGTCAAGGTGTCTCGAATGCCTTGACGCATTTATGCTACACAGTTATATGTACTAGATGATTACATATTTAGAACAATTAAATAATGCAGCAGCACCAACTGGCATCAAATTAGTTGAGTTCTTCAAGCAAGCAAAGATACCTACATCAACATACTATCGTGCAATCGGGGGTCAGGATTTGCGTCTATCAACAGCAACAAAGGTTGAAGATGCGATCAACACTTACTCACTACACAAATCCCAGAGTGAATACGAATAGCTGGCAGGATTTAGTTGCAACTCTTGTGGCTATTAGAAACAAACGTGGCTATAGTCAAGAAGAGTTAGCACACCGCATTGGATGTGCTGCATCTTTGATACACAAATGGGAACAATACAAAAGAGTTCCGTCAGGATTTATGTTTGTCTGCTGGCTGGATGCGCTCGAAGCGCAAATCGAAATCAAAGAAACTAGAGGATAGTAGAGGAAAGCCTGCTGCATGTGAACATTGTGGCAGTACATCACATTGGTTTTCGGTGATGGCAAGTGGTTCTATTTGGTGTGATGATTGTTTGGAGTATTACGGATGGGAACATCTAGCCGCAACAAAGGCAGCTACCACGAACGATGGTGGTGTAACTGGTTCAATGAGAAGGGGTGCGAAGCGAAACGCCAACCGCTATCTGGCGCGTTGGGAGGTGAGTGGAAGTCCGATATCTCTATCACCACCAGACAAGGAAGATTGGTAGCTGAATCAAAGTATCAGGCTACAGGTCGTGGCTTTTCCTTTCTTACCAAGACACACAAAACACAGCCAGCAGACATCTATCTTCTTAAACAGAAGACAGGGCCAAACTTTATATGCATTGAAGTCAACAACCCGTTGGCTGAAAAAATAGCGCGATGGCTAGCTGGAGGTGACTAACCATCGCGCCGCGCATTTGGAGGTCTGACTGCGCACGACACAGGATACTTTTATTCTTGATACTGTCAAGGCACACTGCTAGACTATTCGATACGGAGGTCAATATGAAACAGCGTGATCCAAACTACAGGCTGCCGCGCAATCAGGTTATACCTGACAAGCGACAATCTATCATTGAAAGCATGCATGAACAGGAGGTTTTAGATGCGAGCATTGACAACAGAAATCAAAGCCAAAGCACTGGCTCGCCTAACAGACGCAGCTACCAAGCCAATGCTAGTAACGAGCATGATAGAAGATGGCGTGAGTTCATTAGTTCCATTGGAAACTAAACTGAACAAACATTACGAACTTGTCTTCTATCGTATTGACAGAGATGCACCATTACACAGACTACATGAAGCATACGAGATGGTGCAAAAAGCTTTAGTGCCTTTACCTACCAAAGACATTGAAGAGCGTATTACTATGCTTTGTGCGTTGATTACTTTGGCTAAAGACTTCAGCCCAAAGGTGCTTGACATGAAGCGCAAAGCTCTTGCATCTAAGCTGGCAGAATATCCAGCAGACATTGTAATTGATGCATTTGGTTACATCGAGCGAAATGTCAGATTCTTCCCAACATTGGCAGAGTTTATCAACGAAGCTGGCATTGGATGGAAGTCCAAGCCACGGTTCATGTTACGTGATGAGTTGCAGAAATGCATTGATTATCAGGAGGCTGTGTGATAAAATGGATGAAGATGAAGTACAAGAAGATGACGGCCAGCCAAGCTGGGAACAAGAGTGGGAGGATTTTGGCGAAGTCTACGATGACGAGCCAACCTATATATAAATAGATGGAGGTCTATCATGGAAAGAAAAGGTTTTATCGGCGGGTCCGATATGTATTCAATCATGCGCGGCGATTGGAATACGCTATGGCATGTCAAAACTGGACGCACTCAACCAGAAAATTTGAGTAATGAGTTCAATGTACAGCTTGGTATTCGCACAGAATCATTCAACATGGAATGGCTTGCTAAGCGTACTAGCTGGGATGTAATGCCAAGCCCAGACATTATCCGCAAAAAAATATCTGGCGTTCTCTATCAAGCAAGAGCAGATGGCGTAGCTTACGACAAAAATGGCGTAGCTATGATTGTCGAGTGCAAA